GGAAACCTTTCACGCTTACACCAAAAAGCAAAGGGAAAGGAAACAACATGATCAAGTTGCCGCGTTACAGAATGACTAACAATTTCGGTCACCAAGATAACGAGAACGGCGCGTGGGTGCGGCATGAGGATCACGTTGCCGCTGTTGAGGCCGCTGTTACCGCTGAGCGTGTGCGGTGCCTAGACATTGTTGAAAAGATTCACGGTGTCTCTGTGGTGCGGGATGGGTACAGGTGGTTAGAACCTCGTGGTGAATTAGTAAGCAGATCACGTGTTGAAACCGCGATCAGATGGGTAAAGGTGAAGTGACCCGCTGGATGAGTAAAGGTGTTTGTGCTCAGACTGACCCGGAAGCGTTTTTCCCGGAGGTCGGACAATCATCTAGGGTAGCAAAAAGTATTTGTGGTCGGTGTGAAGTAAGTATTCAATGCCTTGATTTTGCTCTCGCGGATCTCACACTGTTGGGTGTTTGGGGTGGCTTGAGCCACTTGGAACGTAGGCAACTAAAAAAAGCGGCCTAATAATCTGACGTACACTGAAGGGGTGACAACTATTATTGGATACGAACATGAGCAGGGTTGTGTTATCGCTTCTGATACGCAGACAACCGCCGGGGACGGGTATCCTTTCGCTCATCCTGATCTTGTGAAGATCCTTTCCCGTGGCGGGTATCTGGTTGCTGTGAGTGGGGAGAACCAGTCGTGCGATATTGCGGCTCATCTTTGGGATCTTCCTGAACGCGACGATTCACCGTGGTATCAGTTCGGTATCAGAGTGCTGTCCCCTTCTCTAAGGGCAGCCCATGAAGTGCACGGCTTCGAGCCGGATAAGGAAAACGATTGGGCGGTAATGATTGCAAGCCGGGGGGAACTACTCACCATAGAATCCGACTATTCCATTCTTCGTGCCGCTGACGGACTGTACGGAATGGGGTCAGGTTCAGGCTACGCGCTGGGCGCACTAACGATTCTTTTAGGGGTTACGAGTGTTACTTCCGCTATGGAGAGGGCAGTTCTGGTAGCGTCAAGGTTCGACGTTTTTACGAGCAACGAAACCAATGTTGTGACCCAACGGAAAGAGGTGGCCTACTGACAAACACTTGCCCTGTACCTCGAAAATTGGAGCATAATGATTCTCAGCATTTTCATGTCAGTAGCAGTAATCGTTTCACCCGTTGTTCAAATTCCACATTCACATGATTATAGAGTGGCTCACAGTGAGGCCGCGCAAGACTGGAAAGGTTTTGAACCTTCCCTGTATGAAGGTAAATGGTTCGACCCGAAAGACGAAAAAATCCGGGAGTGTATTTCCTTCCGTGAATCCCGCCATAACTATCGCGGCACTAACTCCTCGTCATCCGCTGAGGGGAACTATCAGTTCCTTGACAACTCGTGGCGTGACTCTTTGACGTACATGATGATTGAGGAGTCCCGAAAGAATGGGGATGGACTGGTTAAACAGATCCGTGAACTTCGTGATAAACCTATCCGAAAATGGAACCGTTACTTCCAAGACAGGGCGTTTTGGACTGCGTGGCGGTTCGGTGCGGGTGCGAAACATTGGTTTGAAACTATTCCCTCTGGACGGTGCTAATCTTTTGACATGGACAACTTGTACGACACAGAGAAGGCTTTAGAGTCTGCTGTTTACGCTCACGATAAGGAGCATGACGGCGGTAACTCACTTCTTGTTAGTTGGGTTGTTGTTGCTGAATGGATAGACGCTGACGGTAACCCGAACCTGACCTCTTACGCCAAAACAGGTGTCCCGTTCTGGAGGATAGACGGGCTGCTGTCAAACGCACATGAAGGTTTGCATTACACAATAGACGACGAAACGTAATGACCCTCACCCGCTACCAACACATTAAAGACCTACAAAAAAACGTTAACCACATCATCCCGGAACTCACGCAAACAACTGACGAAGATCTCATTGACCTTGTTAAGGCTATTGAACGGGCTTACGCTCACGTTTTAATTGAGGCGGGTTTACGGGGTGTCGTGGAATACTAAACCCCGTAGTCGCGTCTAATCTGATGTTATGTATTTAACGCAGAACAGTGAGATGCGGCGGGATGGGGTGTGGAACTTCACTTTACCGGCGTGGGTTATTGAACTGGAGGACGGTTCACATTTCAACGTGTGCCCGAATGCGGGGGCGTGTGCAAAGTTTTGTTACGCCAGAAACGGGACGTATCTTTTCCCGAAGGTTAAGGGGAAGCATCTAAGTAACTTGACCCTTGTGAAGGATGACCCGGACTGGCCGGACGCTATTGCGGGGGAACTAGAGCACAAGCGATTTAAGCCACGGAGAGAGCCTAGAATCATTCCGGGTCTAGATACAACCGGGCACTTAACTACGGCGGTAAGAACGTGGCTGGAGGCCGGTGGGCAGGCTGTACGGATACATGACTCAGGGGATTTCTTTTCCCGCGAGTATCTGGACGGCTGGATCTCACTAGCGGAACGATTCCCAGAGATCCTGTTCTACGCCTACACGAAAGAGGTACAACTGTTCGAGTCTTTGACGTTGCCTGCAAACTTCCTAACCGTGTACTCAATGGGCGGGAAACAGGACACCATGATTGACAAAGACACTATGCGTCACGCAGACGTTTTCCCTGACATTGACTCTATCGAAGCGGCCGGGTACATGAGCCAACACGAATCCGACCTGCTGTGTGTCCTTCTCCCAACGACCCGGATCGGTGTACCGCAAAACAACATTAAACATTTCAAAAAGAAACTAGACGGCCGTACCTTTTCTCAGGCTCAAGAGGAAAGAAAACGGCACTGAGTGTTCCTAGACGACGCTGCTTGTGTCGGGGCTGACCCTCACCTTTTCGATGCAACCAACGGGCCTAAAGCCTTAGATGCTTTGTCTTACTGTGACCGTTGCCCGGTAATACCTGAATGTGACCGGATAGTTGCCCCGCGTCGGTCGTACTATGACGGGGTCGCCGCTGGTAGGGTTTGGTCTAACGGTCGGATAGTCCGGCGTGAAAGAATCCGGGGAGATTAAAATGACACAAGTAACACTAATCGGTAACGCCGTTGGGGAACCTAACCTAGCGTTTACTAAAGCAGGTGACGCAGCGGCCTCCTTCACGGTGGCAGTAAATGAGCGCGTGAAACAGGGTGACCAATGGGCAGATGGGGAAGCAACATTTTACCGTGTCACGGCGTGGAGAAAACTTGGGGAGCAATCCGCCGAGTTGATTAAGAAGGGTGACCGGGTAATGGTCGCTGGGAAACTGAAAGCCAAAACGTACACCACGAAAGAGGGTCAAGAAAAACTTTCGCTAGAAGTTACTGCCGATGAGGTGGGGAAGTCCATCCGGTTCCAGAAAACAAACAACGCAGCGAAACCGGCAGATGACCCGTGGGGCGAAACCTTTGATGAGCCACCTTTTTAGACGGTACAATCGGTTCATGACCCCGCTTCAGATGTATGCCACTACTGTCCACGAAATGTATTCGGCTTTTGTTGAGGCGGGGTTCTCCGAAGTTCAAGCAGCCTACCTAACCGCAATGAGGATAAACGCTGATGCCAGACAATAACTACGACTTTATCGAAATTGGTTCGTCTGGCCTCCGCAGGTCAGGCGGTTACATTGATGAGGAGTTCCTTCCCCAACTTCGCGGGGTTAAAGGGTTCAAGGTTTACCGTGAAATGCGGGACAACGATCCTGTTGTTGGGGCGATGCTGTACGCCATTGACAAAGTAATCACGCGACTGGACTGGCGTATTGAGGGTGAGGATGAGCGCACTAAAGTATTCGTTCAGGAATGTTTAGATGACATGTCTGACTCGTTTGATTCCACGCTGCAAAACATTCTTTCCATGCTGGTGTACGGCTGGTCTTATCACGAGTTGGTTTACAAGATCCGTGGTGGACTGACAGGGGACGCTAAAACAAACTCCCGTTTTAACGATAACAGGATAGGTTGGCGTAAATGGGGTGTGAGGGCGCAGGAAACCCTTCAGGAATGGATGATTGACGTTGACGGTGGTATTCAAGGGATGATTCAAATGGATCCGTCAGGGGGCGGGTTACACCGTATCCCGGTTGAGAAAGCGTTACTGTTTAGAACCACCACGAATCGAAATAACCCGGAAGGCTACTCGCTTCTCCGTAACGCTTACCGTCCGTGGTTTTATAAGCGTCGTATTGAGGAGATTGAAGCGATTGGGATTGAACGTGACCTTGCCGGTTTACCAATGGCCTACGTCCCACCGGAGTATCTTTCACCGTCTGCAACGAGCGCACAGAAAGCAGTCCTCCAGTCTGTTACTGAGATTGTCCAAAACATTAAACGGAACGAGCAGGAAGGTGTCGTGTTTCCTGCCGCTTACGACTCCAACGGTAATCGTGTCTTTGACTTGACTCTCCTGTCGGCTTCTGGTTCACGACAGTTTGACACCGGGGCAGTAATCCAACGTTACGATCAGAGAATCACAATGACGTTGCTGTCCGACTTCCTGCTCCTTGGATCTGACCGGGTGGGGTCGTTTGCTTTGGGTTCCACGAAAGTTGACTTGTGGACTCTGGCCGTGGACTCTATCGCTAAATCAATCGCTGAGGTTATAAACCAGTTTGCTATTCCGCGCCTTCTAAAACTGAACGCTATGCGTACCGACAGAATGCCTTACTTGACTTATGGTTCTGTTAGTAACGTTGTTCTTCCAGAGGTTGCAGACTTCGTATCGAAACTGGTTACTGCCGGTGTGCTTACCCCGGATCACGGTTTGGAGTTGTACCTGCGTGACCTCGCTGACCTTCCCGAAGCGGAACCTGTCCTGTAATGCTCGTGTTTAAGGCTCGCCCTAGACGCGACCCGGCGCAAAGGGTGGATCTTACTGAGTCGCAGAAACGGATCATGCGTTTATTGAACACAGCCATGAACGAGGTTCGCCGGGATGTTATTCGTGATGAAGGGAAACTCCTTGACGGGCTAGAACACTTGTCGTTGGACAGGATTGTGAACATGGTGACAGATGAGCCGTGGCTTGAAATGCAGCAGGCACTTCAGGACGAATTGTTGGGGGAACTTAACGACGCAGGTAAAAGGGTGAAACTTCCCGCTATTCAGAAAGCCACCATTGTTTACAGTTTTGACGCGACCCGACCAGAGGCCGCAGCGTGGGCGCAACTTGAAGCCGGAAAAATGGTGAGTCAGGTTATTGAATCCCAACGTGACGTTGTTAGGGATTACGCTTCCCGCGCAAGCATGGGGGACTTCACGCCAAGGCAAGTTGCCCGTGGTTTGCGTGACGTTGTTGGTTTAACCACGCAGCAATCCGGTTGGGTGCAGAACTTCCGTGACAACGAAATCGGTCGTCAAATGGCAACGGGTAAGAACTTCGATCAGGCTTACGCCGCGAGTGAGAAAGCCACCGACCGTTACCACAATAAGATCCACAAGTACCGTACTGAGACTATTGCCCGCACTGAGACTTTGAGGGCTTCTAACGAGGGAAGGAACCTAGCGTGGCAACAGGGGCTGGATGAGGGGTTTATTAACCCTAATGCTTCTAAAATGTGGTCGGCTGAACTTGACGGTCGTGTGTGTGATTTGTGCGCACCACTTGACGGGGTGATAGTTCCTATTAAAGGAAGTTTCTCTGCCGGTGATCCGCCACGTCACCCGAACTGCCGTTGCACTGTTTTACTGACGGACGCTATTCCGACCGATATTTCTTCGATGACGGATGAGGAATTGGACGCCGAAATAAATAGTCTTTTAAGCGGGTTTCCTGATGCCGGGATGGGTAAGTCTGTTTCGTTATCAAACGACGAGTTCGACGAGATGAAAAGGTTTAGCGGGAAGGATCACATAGTGGGCCGTAACTCGAATGGTTCACCGATTTTCACGCCGGAGAGACAAGCCCTTCACGATAAGATTGTGAACGATAATCTCATGGGGATTAAGTCAAGTCAAGAGCCAACCTTCACAATGTTGGGGGGAGGCCCTGCGTCTGGCAAGACAACTGAACTTGGCTCAATAGCGGGGTTAAACTCTCGCGGAGTTGCGACCATTGACCCGGATGCTATTAAAGGGTTGTTGCCTGAATACAAAACAATGTTGGCTGTAAAGGACGAGGGTGCGGCGGCTTTTGTTCACGAAGAATCTTCTTATATTGCTAAGAGAGTGCAGGCGGCTGGTTTTGAAAGAAGGATAGACATGGTTTTGGATGGGACGGGTGATGGCGGCGATAGTAGTTTGTTGTTGAAGATAAATAATGCTAAGGAAAACGGTTACACGGTTCGCGGAGTGTACGCAACTATTACCGTTGACGAGGCCATAATCAGGTCAACTGCTCGCGCTGTCAGAAGCGGAAGGACGGTTCCTGTTGACATAATAACCGTTACTCACGCAAAGGTTTCAAAGGCTTTTCCTACTGCGGCGAGGAACATGGATCAGGTGGATCTATACGACACTACTGTGAGGGATACCCCAAGAATCATAGCGAAAGGGGAGGGTGGTATATTGAGAGTGTTAGATGAGAGTTCCTACGAGGAGTTTTTAAGAAAGGTTGATGGATGATTAGTGACGAATATCTAAGCCGCATGGCAAGAGAAATAACCATGAATGTTCCCAGAAAGGAATCGTTAGTTCCAATAAACGCAGAGACTACGAAATACTGGAACAGGTTGGTTAAAGAGATAGCGAAAATTAAGGCTGACAAACAGATCGTTGAGATTCCTTTTGAGACCCCTAGCGTTGATCTGGTTGACCCAAAAATGATCGTTGAAATAAAATAACTTCCAGAGTTCACGGTAACAACTGTTAGCGGTAAACTAGCGTTATGGATCTCCTCGCTCAGATAGAATCACTCACCGTAAGCCAGTTGACTACCCTCGCTAAACGGGATGACGCTACGGGGATCCTTGCCGAGTACCGGCTGGCAGCATTAACAAACTTACCTGCACCGTTACGGGAAACAGTTGTGACGGGTGAAGGCTACGCGATTGTGGCGGCCAATGGGGAAGTGAGGCGGCTAGAAGTTGACGGGTATTACGAGACTTCGGATGATGCAGAGGATCGTTTAGATGAGATCCGATACCTAGAGAACGCCGTTATCCGTGAGGGTTCTTTCGTATCTTGGAACTCTAGCGGGGGCAGGGCACGGGGCAAGGTGGAAAGAATCTTGCAGGAGGGGAGCGTTAAAGTCCCCGGAACGTCTTTCACGATTAACGCTGAGCCGGACAATCCCGCTGTCCTTATCCGGTTGTGGAGAAAAACCGCTGACGGGTGGAACGAAACAAACACTGTTGTTGGTCACAAAATGGGTACTCTGACAAGTATTGAACCGTTGTCGAAGGAATCCTTTGAACCACCGTTAGGCGTACAGGAATCAGGTCAGCAGGCACTTGACTGGATTGCGGAAGGTCACGCGGGGGACGGTTTCACTGGTGTGGGTCGTGCACGGGCTTCTCAACTGGCACGGGGCGATAATGTTTCACGGGAAACAATCGGGCGCATGGCTTCTTTCCTTGCACGGCATGAGGGCGACTCAAGTGCTGAGGGCTGGAACTTTGGCGAGGACGGATTCCCTTCACCGGGACGTGTTGCTTATGAGGCGTGGGGTGGCGTGG